TTAGAACTACGTGGAGGCAAGAAAACCATCAGCCTTTTTATAGTTCCTGCTTCTAATTGTTTTAATTTTTCTGATATAACCTCAATATGTTTACCCATTTGCCAATCTGAAACTAATGTTGGTGCAAAAAGGCGTACAAATGTAAGAAAATCCTGCTTGGAATAGTATTTTACATTGTTATTTAGGTTATTTTTATAATTAATTACCTCTTCCATACTTTTATTATACCATACTTTGGCAGAAAAGGCAACTAAAATGTTTATTTAATATATATATATATATAATATATATAATATATATAATATATATACTTTATAATTTCAAGTATTATATTAAAATAATTATAATAATAATCATAATAATAATAATTATAATAATAATTATAATATATTTATAATATATTTATAATATTATATATACTATATAGACTCGGCCTTGTCTATGAAGCCGAGTATTTTTGTAAATATGTGTCAGGGTCATATATATATGTATATATACCTGCGATTTTTTTGTGTATGCCTAGCAAAAACCTTTGCAGCTTTTCAGTTTCAGAAAAAACTATAGTTACGCTGCATCAATTGAGAATGATTCTCATTAGCATTACATAGCATCTGGGCCAATTGAGAATAGTTCTCATTATCATTGATACTCTCTAGCATTGAGAATAGTTCTCATTATCATTGATAATCGTTCTTGTCTATGTAGTTTATAGAGATTGTCTTACACGTGTGTAAAAAATAAGCAAAGGCCTAAAAACTAGGCATTATTATAAAAACAATATAGACAAGCTAAACTATAGAAAGTCAAATAAATGACTTCATAAATTGTTATATGTCAATAAAATGACTATGATTTAAATGGCCTATTTTAATTTACAAGGTATAAAGATAGCCTAAATTATAAAGTTAATAGACGGCTACTATATGGCCATTATAAAGGTTTTTATCTTTACCAATAAAGGCAATATTTAGCATAGATTTTTATTAATTATTTACTTGCATTTTATTAAAAGCTATGAGAAAATTTATTATTATTAACAAAATATAATGAAAGGTTTTAATTATGAAAGAATCTATTTACGGCTTAAGAGCCTTTAAACAAGTAAGAGAAATCAGTAAACACTGTAAATATCAATTAAGTCCTCAAGGCTTGCATAGTGATATGACAGACTTCGCCTATAAACTTCAAGAGTTTATAACTAGCGAAGTTATGACAGAAGAAGAACAAATAAAAAACTTTGGTTTCTCTTTAAATGATATATGGTCTACTATTGCTAAACAACAAAATGAGAGAGTATAAAATGGATAAAGTTAAATTAGAATTACTAAAAAAATTAAAGCAAAGACTAGAGGATAGTTGGTCAGGTTTTGCTCAAGTAATAGAAGAGGCCGAAGAGTTTATCGAAGATGTAAAAGATGCAGAAGACAAAGAACAATTAGATTATGCAGAAGTAGAAGATTTAGAAATCTTTTATGATAATTATATAGATAATTTAAAATATCAGGCCGAAGTATTACAAGACGAAACACAACAAGCTATAGATAAATTTGAAGGCCTTTATAATCTATCTTATGAAGATGTTAAGTAATATAAATTTTATTGTAGCACTATTAATTATTATAGTGCTATGATAAGATTTATTAACATAACCAAAGAGGCAAAAATGGAAGAATTATATAAAAAAGATATAGAGATATATAAAAAAGAAATACAAAGACTAAATAAAAAAATAGATTATCTAGAAGAACTAGACAGAAAAAACTTTTTACAAATTATAAAGTTGCAAAGAGTAATTGAGAAATATGAAAATAGCTACATTGAATTATCAAAATATGATGAGCTACAAAATGATTATATAAATGCATTACAAGTTATTAACAACAAAAACAAAGAGGTGATAAAATGAGATATAAAATAATAAATGATGAGGGCAAACAATATACAGATAATACTTTTAAATATAAAAAAGAGGCCATAGAATTTTTAAAGTATAATTATAATTGTTTAAAGCGTGACGGATTTTTAGAAGACTATAATTTAAAAGAATTTTTTAATGATTATTATATAGAGGTAATAAAATGAAAGTAAGATTTACAAGACTATCTAAAAATAATAAAATAGGTTATATGCCAGTAACTACTAGCGAATCCAGTTCTTGTCCTAGTTCTTGCCCTTTAAAAGATAAAAATATTTGCTATGCAAAGAAGGGGAAAATGCGAATGATTTGGAACGAGGTAGAGGCCGGCATAAGTAAAAGGCATAATACAAAATTTAATAATGATTATGATAGTTTTATAAAAGAAATTCACAAATTGCCAAAAGGTACTATTTGGCGTCATAATCAAGCCGGTGACCTAGCTCACACCGGTGACAATGAAAGTATTGATTTTGATTTATTGAAAAGATTAGTAAAAGCCAATAGAGGAAAAAATGGTTTTACTTATACTCATAAAACAAATGATGCTAATAATTTTGATAAAATAAAATATGCTAATGATAACGGCTTTACTATTAATTTATCAGCCAATGATTTAAAACACGCTGACGAACTAAAAAAGCATAATCTACCTATTGCTACTATTGTAGGTAATGAACCAGTTACAAAAACACCGGCTGGCCATAAGGTGAAAATGTGCCCTAATCAAAAGAATAAAAGTATTAAATGCGAATTGTGTCAATGGTGTAGCCGTAAAGAAAGAAAGTTTATTGTTGGCTTTTTAAAAGATTAATTAGAGGTAAATATGAAAAAAATACGTAGTAATAAATATGATTTATTAAATTATTTTTTATATGATAAAAAGTATTTAAGCAAGGCCTATATCAATCACGTTGAAAAGTTTTTTAATAATATAGGAAAAAC